AGTTCGCGTTTGCGGCCAGTTACCAGTGTGGAGGCGTCAGTCACATCAGTGACCTCAGCGTAAGACACTGGGGATACAGGCGCGTAGTTCAGCTGGCTCACCACCAGCGGCAGCGGAGTCAGGTCTTCCTGCCACACCTTGCCACGCTGGCACAAGTCAGTGACGATCTCCTTGGCGGTGCGAGAGATCGTAGGCGTAGGGCAGCCGGGAAGAAACGCCGACATGTCATCCCCCATGGCGTCAAACGCGATGGTTCTGGTGGTGTCGACTACAGGGTTGAGGACAATCGGCATGGCACGTATCCGTTACTGGTTGACCTGCGTTACCGAGAGGATAACAGAAGGTGTTGCTGGGCAAAAGGCCGTAGCCGCCGCCGCGTCGAAAGAAATCGCTGTGGAGTCGAACGCATACATCAACTGCACTTCATCGGCAGCGTTGAGTGACACGACAAGGTTCCACGAGACAGTTTCTTCAGCCCCGCTACCCGAGACTGTGGACTTGCGAGCAGAATTGGCCACATCTACATCGTTGATTCGGAGCCACACCCATGAGTGTCCAGCACTACTGCTTGACTTGGCCAGCTGTGCAGAAAAATGAATGTTGTAGAGCCCGGCGTTACTGACAACGACGCGGTTGCCACCGCCATCAAGCGCTACACCGCTCTCGACAGCCGATACGTCAAAATCAACTGGGTACGCTGTGTCAATGACTGCGGCGGTCTGGTCAACCGTGCTAGAGAACACGCCGTAGTGCGTGCGGCTGTGGATCAACGGGCGGACCAAGAGGACACCCGTGGAGGCATGCACGGCCAAAACAGCAGCCACAGATACCGCGACGTTGGGGGCTGTTGGCTCTACATTGGTTAGCAAGCCCGGCGTGGTAGGACTGACATACAAAATGTCGCCAATAGCCCATGTCTCGCCAGACGCTGCGCCAGTGGTGTCGATCGCCCGGACCTTGCCGAATGTCGTTGCGCGGCCGGACGCACCAGACGTGATGTCTTGCGTGAGTACACCGATGATGTACATAGGATTCGCTGCAGCATTTGCTATGGCCCCCCCGCACTCTGGGACACCCGTAGAAGCGCCTGTAAAGCTCACAACCGTGCCTTGTGTGATCGTGCTACCAGTACCGTTCTTGACAGTGATGTACTGCTTTTCGAACATTTCGCCAGTAACGCCACCACCCATACCCACGTCGATCGTGTTCTCCGTAGCGTTCAGGCGCAGCTCGCCCAGCGCGATGGTGCCAGTGGCCCCAGAAGCCAGCTGGACAGCCGTAAACCGCCCTGTACTGGCCGCTGTGGCCCCGATGGGTGTACTGTCCACGGTAGACGCTGTGACTGTGGCCCCAGAAATGACGTGGATGATGCCATCCGCTGGGTCTTCCAGCAGCACATCAGCAACAGTAACAGTGGCAAAACCAGACTTAGCCACACGAATGTCGTACCGGCCATCGGCTGCGTAAAACGAGACCAGCCCAGTCGCACTGGATGTCAGTGGGTTAGGCAGGGAAGCACCAGTGCTGTTCATTGCGTACAGCGTGGCGAGGTTCGTAGTGCCCGCAGCGTAGACCGTGACAGTCGCGTTGCTAAGCGGGACCAACGCGCCATTTGCCATGGCGGTGATCGTGTCGATGAATTTTTGCATTATTTGACCTCGTTCTTCGCCATACCGGCATCGTCAGTGTCCGTGATCTTGCGGGCTGCGAGGCCTGCACCCAAAGCGCCTTCGTAGGCGTCTTTGAACATCTTGGCGCGGCTAGATTCGACGTGTTCAGCGTCGATAGACTCCATGAGCCAGCAAACACCATCCAGCAGGACAGGGAAGTACGCGTCTTGAAGCGCTACAGTGTCGCCCAGCGTGTATGCTGGCGTGCTCTTGGCGTACACGATCGTGATGACTTCACCAGCCGTAGCAGGTGGGTACACGTAGAAGCGGTTAGGGTCACGCGGGTAGCGCATCCAGTTCGACGTAGGCTCAGCAGACTCCGCGCCCCATGCTGGGAACATGAGGTCCAGCACCTCTTGGTTGATCTCTTTTGGCACGCGGTTAGCGCTGTTGAGCGTCACATCCATGAGGCGGACAGAGTCGGCCGGACAAGACTGTAGCGTGCCTGCAACACAAGTGATAGGCGCTATGGCCGAGAACAGGTCAGGGCGAACGATGACCATGCGCCGCAGAACCTGATTGGTCTTGCGAACGATGAAGTCGTCGCTGTAGCGGTAAGGCGCAGTCTCGTCGAGCAGCAGCTCACGAGCCTCCAGAACGATGTCAGCGACGGTAAAGCTCATGGCAGGTTACGAGAGGCATCTTCTTGGATGCGCTCTTCCTCGACGACGGCAACTTCGACCTCGACAACGGGCTGCGGATCAAGCGCCTTCACGCGACGAGTGCGCGGCTTGGGCTCTTCTACAACAGCGGGGGTCTCGATGACTTCTTCGGCGACTTCCTCGAAGTCCTTGCGCTGCGCATAGGCAGCTTGCCAAATGTACAACGTGCCAGAGGGGATGTGGCGCAGCATGCGGTCGGACATTGTGATCTCCATGTGAATAGGGGGAGCATAAGCTCCCCCTGATTCTACGTCAACCTAGCGGTTTAGGCTTGGGCAGATGCAGCGGCCAACACCTTGCCGAACACGCGGACACGGATGAGACCCGAACCCAGTGCGACAGTGTTCTGCTGTACGCGAACGTACGAAGCAGCTGTGGTGTTCACCACAGTGTTGGCAGCAGTAGCCAACTTGATGAGCTGGGTACCAGCAGCGGCGTCAGTGGCCCAAGCAGTCAAGCCAGTCACGTCAGCGCCGCCAACTTGGATGTCCATGGTGCCAGTGGCGGTACCGGGGCGAACCACGGTGACGGAAGCAGCAGTGACGATGAAGCCAGCGTAGGCTGGGACTTCAAAGAAGTCCACAGTGTCATTGGCAGCAACAGCCAGTTTGGAGCCGTCCAGCGTGAAGTCCATCATCACTTCGCCGGGGAAGCTGGCGCGATCAGTGGAAGCGGGGGCCAGACCAGCGGTGCGCAGGTTAGCAATGGTTTTTGCAGTCATGAGAAATTCTCCAAAAATGAGTTCGATACCCCCCGGGTGTTACCCCGGGGGAGTTCATCAGCCTTGACGGACGTAGCCGACAGCCAGAGCTTCAGGCTTGACAGTCTTGTAGCCGTAGACTTGCAGGCCACGGATGATGTTGCCGAAGGTGGATTCGGCACGCAGGCTTTCCATTTCGGTCATCTGCGAAGCGAAGGTCAGGCCCTGCTTGGTACCGGCAACCACGTTGAAGCACTTGTTGCCACCGTCCACAACGCTGTTCAGGTTGTGAGACACGTACAAAGTGAAGCGGTCGATCATGCCCAAGCGGCCATTACGCAGAATGGAAGTGGCGTCACCAGTCAAGGAGGCGTCCTTCAGGTCGGATTTCTTGATGAGGCCAGCCATCCAAGCAGGGATCACCAAGAAGCGATCGCTGTCAGGGCAGTTGGCTTCGTCCAACACAGTGCCCAAGTCCACGATGAACTCAGTCACAGACTTGGTGCTGGAAGCGCCGTCTTTGGTCAAGGCCAAAGCGGAGCCAGTAGCGCCCAAGTTGATGTTGCCGGAAATACGGCCAGCAGTAGCGCCACGGTTGATGGCGGCGATGTCAGGCAACATGCCAGTCAAGACGTTTGCGTCGATGCGGATTTTCATCTTCTCAGATGCGTCCTTCGACCATGTGTCCATCAAGTTGATGTCGGCCTGAACCTTGTCCACGTCGTCTTCGATGGCAGCGAAGTATTCGCCTTGGTCGATCAACAACTGGATTTTCGGCTTGTCAGGGCGCTCGACAGTCAGAGTCATACCCTTCTGGTACGGACGGATAGTCAGTTCAGGAGAAGTACGGATGTTGACGGTGTCGCCCATGGACTTGATCTCACCTTCGTAGTCGGTGTTCGAGATCGCGGCCAAAACGGTGGCGTCGTAGAAGTTTTCGATCAGCTTGGCTGACCAGATTTCGGGGATGAAATTGCCGCTGTAGTTAGCGGAACCGGGTGCGACTGGATAAGTCATGGTCTACTCCAAAAACAAAAAGTTGATTAAGCTGCGTTCTGGGCTACTCGCCCTTCACGCTGGGCCAAAAAGATGTCGCTCTCCAACGAGCGGGATTCTGCCTCGCGGCCTTTGTAACGACCATTCATCTTGTCGGCGAAGAACTGGGCAATCTCAGGACGAGACCACTGTTTTTTCGCTGACGCAGCTGGAGGAGCAGAACCGGCGCTTGCGCGTCCGG